GATTAAACACTAACACCGTGGACGGGGAAACAAATCAACCCGTATTGTTGGTTCAAGACATTCCAATTCCGGTTGGGTCTAGTGTCGAGCTTCTTGCGGGTAATAAAGTCGTGTTGCAGACAACCGACTTCTTGGAAATTGATTGCGACACCACGGCTGGTGTTGATGTGACCTTGAGTATTATGGAGATCACCTGATGCCGTATTATGGGAATAACCCTGCTACGATTTTTGAAAGCACCCCTGTTGTACAACGCTTTAATGGTGACGGCAGTGATACAACTTTTACTTTAACTACGACAGTTTCTTCAGTTCAAGATGTACTTGTTTCTGTAGATGGAGTGGTTCAAGACAGCAATGCTTATACCATTCCTGATGGAACTACACTTACGTTCACTGCTGCCCCTTCTTCTGGTACAGGCAATATCTTTGTAAATTACTTATCTCCTCAAGTAGGCACTGTTACCCCAGCCGCCGAAAACAAGGGTAACTTCAAGGCCGGTGGCTTGTTCCGTACTAACGCACAATCCCTTACAGCAGACACAACCATCCTTGCTACAGAGAACGCCAACGTGACAGGGCCGTGTACTGTGGCTAGTGGTGTTACATTAACCGTTGAAAGCGGTGGGACATTGGTGACGCTATGAGTACATTAAAAGCAGATACCTTAGTAGCCAGCGATGGCACAAGCCCTGTCACGCTGACGAAGCAGAGTGCGGCGAAGGTCTGGGTTCATTATGTTGGGGGTTCAGCGATTCAAAATTCACTTTCTGCATCTTCACTAACAGATAATGGTGCTGGGCGAGACCAAATATCATTTGTTTCTAGCTTTTCCGATACAAATTACGCCGTTGCGGCAAGTAGCAAAGACGGTGGTGGATATAATGACGCAATGATTTTAGGTGCAGATGCTAATGGAACTATGACTACAAGTGCATATGAGTTTTTTCATAGAAATGTCGCAACCGATGGCTCAGGCAATCCAAATGCCGTATCCAATGGTCAAGCATCAATTCACGGAGACCTAGCATGAGCGAAATCAAAGTAGACACGCTTACCGGCAAGACCTCCGCTGGTGACATCACAGTGACCTCTGAAGGCGGTGCGGCGACTATGCAGTTGCAGCAGGGGTTGGCGAAGGCTTGGGCGGCATTTGGCACTGATGCGGTGCTTGATGATTCACTCAATGCAAGCAGTGCAACGGATAATGGAGTAGCAGATTTTAGCCTGACCGCAACAAACGCAACTGCAACTATAAACACTGCTGTCAGCGGTAGTATAATAGGCTCAACAATTGCTGCTTATGCTTGTATGCTTACTGCTTCTGGAGTTGCAAAAACAACAACAGTTACAAGATTTAGAACAATCAACTATTATGACAGCATTAATTATATGGATATTGACCCTATGCAAATAATTATCCACGGAGACCTCGCATAATGGCTGGAAAAATTATAGCAGATACGCTGGAACACAGCACCGCAGGTTCGGTTGATACGCAGTACGTTGTGAATGGTAGTGCGAAGTCTTGGTCACACTCTGGTTTAGATGACAATGTTATTGAAGATTCACTTAATACCAGTGCGTTATCAGACGAGGGTACAGGATTAGCTAACTATTCTTTTGTATCATCCTTTAATTCTGCAAATCATGTAGATGTAGGAATGATTGGTAGCAACGCTGCTCATGTGTTTTACAACGGTGCTAATGCGAAAGCAGCAGGTAGTACAGGAACTATTCGTTTGTATGACACTAGCAACGGACATGCTGATGCGAACACTATCAACATTCTTAGTCACGGAGACCTAGCATGACAGTGACCCCAGAGTTTCAAGGCACACACCTATTCGACAGACTATGCTGGGCAAAGGAAAACCTAGAAGGTCATCAGTCTGACTATCGCGTAGTCTATGAAGACAAGATAGATGAGTGCGCTAAGATACTTGTACCTGACCCGAATTGGATGGCGTGTGCATTGCAGGGCGGCATCCTACCACCTGTACAGGTATATTGGGAACTAGCTAAAGATGAGGCCAAGCCTGATTTTAAGAAGCACACTCGTGGATACTTGCTACATAACACTGAGCCTGTAGAGGCTATGACAGAAGAGCAAGCAATCGAGTATTTGATTATGAAAGATTGTCCACAAAGCGTGTGGCGTGACTATGATAGCGGAAATAAGCCAAAGATGGTAATATGCCGCAAGGAACAGCTTCCAGCTACAAGAGAGTGGCGCAATGCTTGGAAGATTACTGATGAATTAGCCACTGATGAAACTGTTGCCGCGTAGGAGCGAATTATGACAACAACTTATATTGTAGACAAAGACGGTAATCAGATTGATGCTTCGACTGCTACCGTTCCATCAGACCGCCACTTCCGTGGTGCTTGGTCACTTTCAGGCTCTGTTATTTCAGAGGACATAACTAAGGCAAAAGAAATCTTCAGGGATAAAATCCGTGAGGTTCGCAAGCCACTGCTTGAGGCAGAAGATGTTACCTATATGAAGGCACTTGAATCTGACAATGCAGATGCAAAGTTGGCTTCAGTGTTGATGAAGGAAACACTTCGTAATGCACCAGCAGCGGCAGCAATTGATGCGGCTACTGACATTGCAGGTTTGAAAGCAGCTTGGGATGAAGACACACTTGGCGATAGCCCATACTAAGGAGGGTTAGATGGCCCTAAGTAAAGTCGGACCAGACCAGATAGACAACTCGCAAGAGACCACCGACACCAATGTGGTTCGCCGGAATGGTCAGACGATCTCGACTGACTTTACCATTGATGCCGATCAGAATGGCATGAGTGCAGGGCCGATTACCCAGAACGCAACCGTCACCGTTAATGGGTACTGGAGTATCGTATGACCAGCGTATTGAATGTAGATACTATTGCGGCAAAGAATGGTACTGACCCTGTTGCGTTGACTAAGCAGAGTGCTGCGAAGGCTTGGGCAGATTTTGATGGTGGATTAAGCAGTGGATACATACAAGGAAGTCTAAATTATTCAAGTTTAACAGATAATGCGGTGGGTGATTACACCGCTGGATATGTAAGCAGTTTTTCTGATGCTAATTATGCGTTTATTTATACTGGTGGACAAACCGAATCTGGAGATGATGGTTCTATTATTGGGGTGGGAATAAAACTAACCGGCGCACTTGGTTCAACTTCTGCTGAAACTAAGACAACCTCTGCAACGCAAATGTTTGTTCGTTATATATTTACTGGCGGTACTGGTTCTACTGACCAAAAAGAATCAAATAATATTATTCACGGAGACCTTGCATAATGGCTAGTATCTTAAAAGTAGACGAACTGCAAGGTATCACATCAGCCGGTGACATCACGATTACCAGCGAGGGTGGTGCGGCTACGCAGTCACTTCAGCAGGGGTTGGTGAAATCTTATATGGCATTAAATGGACAAGGTACTATCTCTGTGCGTGGAAGTTTTAACGCTACCTCATTAACAGATGCGGGAACTGGCGAGTATCAATACTCATTTGTTAATAATATGCAAAACAATGAATATGTTCCCAATACGGAACTTCAGTGGGATGAGAACGATGACAACAAGGTTGCATTTTCTTGTATTCGCAAAGCAGGAAGTTCACTTGAAACAACTCAACTGGGGATAGGAACTGGATATGCTTATACCAGTCTATTTGACCCATTGCGTGTCTTTGGACAAGTAGTAGGAGACCTCGCATAATGGCAAGCGAACTTAGAGTTAACACCCTGAAGGATGCCGCTGGGAACAACAGCGTGGGTATGGAGTATGTTGCCAACGGTAGTGCGAAGGCGTGGATGCTTTTCAATGAACCAACAGCAGCCTTGACTGATGGCCTTAATATTAGCAGCGCATCGGACTTAGGAACTGGGCATTTTCAGCATAGTTTCACTAATTCTTTTTCTACAGCAAACTTTAATTACAGTTTCGGCGCAGGAAACAACGATGGTTCTGGTGGTGGTTCTACAGCGCAACCTGTTGTGCGTGGTTATTGGTGGCAGACAGGTTCTTTCAACCAACAAACAAGTTATAATTTAAGTGGGAGTAATTTCGCTTTTGATTACAATAGTACTGGCATTACGTTTATGGGAGACCTAGCATGAGTTATATAGGTAAAACCCCGACTCAAGCTGTTCGTGAGCGCTTTATCTACACTGCCACGGGCGGAGAAACGAGCTTGTCTGGCGCGGATGATAACAGCAAGGTGCTGGTATTCGCTGACGGAGAGTATGTAGATGTCGCATTAAACGGCGTGACACTTGTAGCGGGAACCGACTACAACACTACCACCACCAATACCATTGGCGGCTTAGTTGCGCTCGTAGCCAGTGACGTAGTGGAAGTGATGGTGTATGATGTGTTTAGTGTAGCTAATTTGAGTGATTACTTTACTACGGCGCGGGTGCCGTTTTTACGGTATGATAGCAGCATTACGAATGTACCGTTGAGCGCGGATAAGAAGGTTCCGTTTACGCGCTATGACTCGACAGCAAGTAATGTTGCGCTAACGAACTAGAGGTTGAAATGGCAAGACTCGTAAAATCAATTGTAAGCGGCAGCGCCGTTACCGGGCTGGGGGAAACCACAAGCACAGACCAGCTTGAGGGGCGTTATGCAGTCGAGATTGCCACGCTTACTGACGCAGCCAACATCTCTGTGGACTTTGGCGCGAACCAGAACTTCACTGTCACGCTTGGTGGCAACCGCACATTGGACAACCCGACCAACATTGTAGTGGGGCAGACCGGCTCTATCTTCTTGGTGCAGGATGGCACAGGATCGCGCACCTTGTCCTTTGGCACCTATTATGATTTTGCTGGTGGCACAGCGCCAACTGTATCAACCACTGCGAATGCCGTGGACCGCATTGACTATATCGTCCGCACGGCAACCTCAATCCATTGTGTGCTTACTGCGGATTACAGCTAATGTTTAATA